ATGGCAAAACCAAGTAAAGGAAAGGCAAGAGTAAAAATAACTTCTTCTGGAAAGAAGGTTAGTTATGGTCAGGCTGGTAAAGCTAAAGGTGGAGGCCCAAGAGTAAAGCCTGGTACTTCTAAGGGTGATGCATATTGTGCAAGAAGCTATGGAATCAAAATGGGATTACCTATTGGAAAAAGAAATGATCCTAATACTGCTAATAACTTATCTCGCAAAAGATGGAAATGTGTTGGTAAAAAATCAAGAAGATAATGAGTATATGGACTAAAATATTTGGTAAGGGTGCATTAGATGTAGCTGGTAAAGTAGCTAACATTGCAGATAAGTTTATTCAAACAAAGGAAGAAAAAGCAGCCTTTGAAATGGAAATGCAAAAACTATTTATCGAAGCTGAAGCAGAGATGCAAAGAAACGTAACTGAACGATGGAGACAAGACATGAAATCCGATTCGTGGCTCAGCAAGAATGTAAGACCTATGGTTTTAATATTTCTTGTTGTGTGTACAGTTCTTATGATCTTTATAGATGCTGGTACGATTTCATTTAATGTAGAAGAAAAATGGACTTCTCTTTTAGAAGTTATACTTATGGTTGTAATAGGTTCTTATTTTGGTGGAAGAACTTTTGAAAAAATAAAAAAATAAAATGGCTAAGTCAGTAGCATTTGTTTATAGGTCTACATCTAAAAAGAAAAGACCTGGAGTACATAGCAAATCTAAAAGCAGTACTCTTAAAACAAGCAAAAATTATTCTAAGAAGTATCGAGGTCAAGGAAAGTAAAACTCATTCGATAACTTTTATTATCTTTGTCCTAAATAATTAAATATATTATAATGGAAAAGAAATTAACTGAACAAGAGCTTTCTCAACTTCAAACATTAAACAAAGATTTTAATAATGCTAAGTCTCAATTGGGAGATTTAACTTTACAAAAACATGGATTGTGTTTAAAGGTAGAAAGGATTAAGGGAGAGTTTCAAGCACTTGAGTCAAGTCTAACAGACAAGTACGGAAAAGATGCGGTGATTAACTTAGAAACAGGAGCGATCAAAGATAAAGAAGTCGTAACAGAAAAGAAATAGAGTAGCATGAGAATTGAAACATATCCTATAGTATCAAAAGTAAAACTTGGTGATAAGTGGATTGGTACTCAACAGGGTACTGAACTAACTAAGAATTTTTCTGTAGACGAAGTAATTGAATTTATTAATTTAACTTCTGCTGTAGACTCACAGACACTTAGATATAAGTTTCAATTTGTACAACCTAATCAAGTAAGAGAGAAAGGAACTATTTCTTTTAATCCGAATCAAGGTATGACTGTTTCTTTAAATGCCAATCTACAATTTATGCTTAGTGATTACTCATTAAAGTATTTAGCACAAGGTGGAAACCCTGTAGACATTTCTTCTTTTTATACTCAACTAATAGACTCTCGTGTTTTTATTTCTAACACAAAAGATATAAGTAAATTTGGTGTATACTTATGGAGCAATGCTGTTCCTAATATTGCTCAAAATGAATTTCATGATATTACTTTAACTCATTTAGCTTCTCAAGGAGACCTAAAAGCGGGTGAAGAATATTTTATATCTTTGCTAAGTTGGAATCCTACACAAACTGGTGGCGATAAAACTTTTGTTTTTACACAAGGAATACCTCAACCAGTATGGGTTATAACACATAATTTAAATAAGTACCCTTCAGTAAGTGTTGTGGACTCATTTGATGAACAGGTATACGGGAAGGTAGATTATATAGATAAAAATAAATTAACAGTAACATTTACAGCAGCTTTTTCAGGTAGAGCATTCTGTAATTAATAAAAAAAAAGAAAATGGCAATAAAGTTTTTAGATGGAATTGATTTTAGTGGTAATGAGATTACTAAAGTTTTACTCCAAAATTCAGCGGGTACTCCTACAGGGACACCTCTTGGTGGTGGTCAAATAGTTTATGATTCAAATGCTGGTACTATTAAGTACTACGATGATGTAAATTCAGCTTGGGTAGAATTAGATGGACAAGGAGCAATTTCAAGTGTATTATCTGGAAATGGTATTACAGTTACTACAGCAAGTGGAGCTGCAACGGTTAATATCCAATATGCTACATCTAATAATATTGTTCTTAAAGCAACAGACGCACAAGGTACAGCTATACCAACAACTGCGGACATCATATATAGTGATGGATCTTCAGTTGTAAACTTTGGTAATGTTAGTGATTTACCATTTACTAATAACTCAGGTATTACAAGTGTTGGACTTACTACTAATATTGCTGCTTTCGTTGTTGGATCTTCTCCACTTACTGGATCTGGAGGCACACTTACACTTAATTTAACTGGTGGTAGTGCTGGTCAGTTCTTAAGACAAGATGGTACTTGGGCAAGTGTTCCATCTGGATATAGTGGTTGGGATGTTAGTGATGGTTCAAATACTTTTACTGTATCTTCTGGTAATACTGTAGAATTTTTAAGTACTAATTCTACTGTTAAATTAGACGCATCTACAACTGGTACTCTTGATGTAACACTTCCAGTTTCTGGAGTTTCAGCTGGATCTTATACTTCAGCTAACATTACAGTAGATACATATGGTAGAATAACAGCGGCATCAACTGGTGGTGCTGGTACAATGTCATCATGGAATCTTAAAGGTGACAACTCTGCTACATCATTATCTATTACAGATGGTAATACTGTTTCTATATTAGGTACTGGCCCAATAAGCACAACGGGTTCTTCTGTAGATACAATTACTATTACTCACGATGCATCAGGTGTAACAGCTGGTACAAGTGCTTATCCAGCTTCTATTACATATAATGCAACTGGTCACATTACAGCTATTACAGCTGGTAGTGCTCCAGGAACAATGGATGATTTTATAGTTGCTGGTGACTCTGGAGCTAATCAAACTATTTCAGATGGTAATACATTAACTATTTCTGGTGGAGATGGAATCTTAACAAGAGGAGTTGCTGGTGATATTGTAGATATAAACTTAGATATAGATGGTCTTAATGCTACAACTACATGGACTAAGGCTGCCGATCATTTTGCGGTAGCTGATGGTAATTTAAATAGAAAAATAAAATCTACAGACATTTCGTTAAGTAATTTTGCGGTTCCTACTGCAAATCTTTCAATAGGAACTAACAAGGTTACTAATGTTGTAGATCCTACTGCTGCTCAAGATGCAGCTACAAAGAACTATGTAGATACAACATTTGCTGGATCAGGAGCTTTGATTTATCAAGGTGGTTATGATGCAACAACTGCTGCACCAACAGGAACTTCAATCAAGAAAGGATTTACTTACGCAGTTACTGTAGCTGGTACAGGTAATCCAGCTGGATTCTGGAGTCCTACATTAGAAGTTGGTGATTTGATTATCGCTAATCAAGATAATCCTACATCAGCAGCTGACTGGACAGAGATTAACAAAAATATTGATGTTGCAACAGCTACAGTATTAGGTATTGCAAACTTCCCAACAGCTGGTGGACTTAGTGTTTCATCTGGTGCTGTTAGCTTACCAGCGGTAGGTACTGCTTCAACTAAAGGTGGAGCTGCTAAATCACTTACGGTAACAACTGATGCTAAGGGTAGAGTTTCATCTCTTGCTGAACAAAACATTCAGATAGCCGCTTCTCAAGTAACTAACTTCTGTGATGAAGTTGAAACATGTGTGGGTACTGCTTTCCAGAAATCTGGAACTATTGGTGGTGCTGCTACATGGACTATTACTCATGGATTCAATACAAGAGCTGTACAAGTAGGAGTATATTTAAATAGTGGAAATTATGACACTGTTTATGCAAGAGTAACAAGACCAAGTGTAAACACTGTAACTATTGCAGTATCTACAGCGGTTGCTGCTAATGCATTAAATTACACTATTGCAGTTGTAAAATAAAACTAAATAATGGCTATAGAGTTTAAGGATGACATTCAAGTCCCAGACATAACTATAAACGGAAGTGCTTTAGGAACAAATGCTTTTACAAGTACTACTATTCCAACTAATAATAACCAGCTCACTAATGGAGCTGGTTATGTAACTACAAGTGGAAATACTACTATAGGTATCAATCAAAGTAATACTTTAAACACAGCTACAGTATTTGCAACATTAAATTTTACAAATGGTGTTGCTACATCTGCAACTACAAGAACTTTAACACTTTCTAACTTAGGTTTTACAGGAGCATCAAATGCTAATTATATAACCAATAACAATCAATTAACAAATGGTGCTGGTTATGTAACTACAAGTGGAAACACTACTATAGGATTAACTCAATTCTTTGGAGTACTTGGCCCAGGAGAATCTATATCAGAGGTAAACTTAGTTCAGGGTTGTGTTACAAGTATTAGAAAACAAACATTAAATAATAAGTTTATAATAAATGATGCAAATTATATAACTGAAGCTCCAAGTGAAACAGCTTATGGATCTTTCAGTCCTCCATCAGCACAGGTAATAAACTCTGGAGGGGTGACTGGAACTAAGGTTACATTGAATCTAAGTACATCTCAAATCACTGCTCAAAGCATAACAGCAAGTAGTAGTTCTATAGCATTTGATATTTCTGGACTTTACCACATTGATTTTAATTTTGCATCTACAGTTTCAGCTTCTCCAAATAGAACTTTAGCCGCAGCAAATCTGGAATATTCTACCAATGGTACAACTTGGACTTCTATACAAGGAAGTCAAGTTTATAATTATGACAGAGGTACAGCTACAAGTAGTGGTGCTTCAACTTGGGGATTTGTGTATAGAGGAAGTGGAAGTTGTAGTCTTATTTTTTCAATAGCAACTGAGGCATATATTAGAGCCAGATTTTGGATTGAGGGAAGAGCATCAAGCGGTTCTGGAATAACAACAGTAACCGATGGTTGTAGGTTCTCTGCTCATAAAATAGCTTAATACAACTATTAAGTAAAGAATTTTATTTTTACTATCTTTGTGGAATATATTAATCTAAATTAAATCAAATGGCAAACGCAGCAAAAAAAATTACGGAAGCAGAATTATTAGAAGTTCAATCAATGAACAACGCTTTTAATCAGCTTAAACTGAAGATCGCAGATACAGTACTAACGAAAGAACATCTTCTTGGTGAGGTTGCAAAACTTAAAGAAGAATATAAATCAGTTGAGGAAAAATTAACTGAGAAGTACGGACAAGATGCTGTTATCGATATTCAAACTGGAGATATCTCCGAAAAAGAAAAAGAGAAATTAGAAAAAGTTGAGTAATGGCAAAAATTGAGAATACTACGGTATACCCTACGGTCACTCCAGCAATGGATGACTATATAGTTGGAACTGATGTAAGTGACGATAACAAGACGGTTACTTTTTTAGTTAGTGATATAGCTGGGGGTGGCGGTGGACTTCTTCAAGGATTGCAGTCTGTGTTAGATGAAAATAATGCAGCTACTCAAGATATAAATTTATCAGGTCACATTAGTTTATTAGGTGGCCCTGGTGTAGCTTATCTTGATCTATGCCAAATATATTTATCTGGTAATGTTGGAGCACCAGGACAAGTACTTACATCACAAGGTATAGGTGCATGTGCTACATGGACTACTCCTGGAGCAGCGGGTTGTTGTGCACTTAAAGACGTACTTGCTGTAGGTAATACTACTGGTGGTAATGATATACTCACAACAGGGAGCATGTACTTCTCTGGAGCTAATCAATTACTTCAATTAACAAATGGAACCGATCTTGATATTGATGGATCAGGTTCTATTTTATTATCTCCTGGTACTACTATTAATGATGCGGCTGGATCAACAGGATTAGTTAATCAAGTTTTAACTTGGGACGGTAGTGATATTGTTTGGGCAGATCCAAATTTAGGAAGTTGTTGTAGCATACAATCAACAGCAACAGCTGGAAATACTTTAACAGCAATTGGACTAAGTTTTGTAGGGCCAAGTACAACTACATTTGACGCAAGTTCTCAAATAACTTCAGCGGCTAATAACGTGTGGTCTGGTACTAATACATTCTCTGGAGATTTAGATATAGATGGTGCACTGGAAGATGTTAATGGATCAGTAGGTGTGGCTGGTCAAATCTTAAGTTCCACAGGAGCTGGTGTAGCATGGATTAACAACACAGCAGCACCAACACTTCAAAATGTTTTAGATGCTGGTAATACAGCTACAGAAGATATTAATCTAACAGGTATAATAGACTTAACAGGAAGTTTAGTTTTAGGAGCCAATACTACAATTAGTGCTAACGCATCTGTAGGAACACCAGGACAATATCTAACAGCTACAGCAACGGGTGTTGAATGGACTTCATTGTCTACAAACTGTTGTCCTTTAGATGACGTTTTAGTAGCTGGTAATACATCTGCTAATAGTATTTTATTAAGTGGTGCAGCAAATGTTACAGCACCATCTATGACACCAGGTTTTCTTGTAGCTTCCAATGGAACAGGTTCGGCTGGTCAAATATTACAAACAAATGGTGCAAGTATAGAGTGGGTTAATGCTCCTGGTGGAATGAGTGGTTTTGATGTTAGAGCCGATAGTGGTGCTAACTTACCAATAGCTAATAACGATATACTTTCTATTATAGGACAAGTAGGAAATAATCCTATATACACTAAGGCAGTAGCAGTAGATACGGTAGAGGTACATCACGATCTGGGTACAGGCTTAGCTGGAACATATACTAATGCAACTGTTACAGTTGATCAGTATGGTCATGTTGCTGCTATTAGTGGAGCGACACCAACAGACACAACATATGATTTAACTTCACAACAGAACGGAAGTAATTCAAACGTAAACCTAATAGGTAGTGATGGTACAACAGATACTGTTCAAATTATTGCTGGTACAAATATTACAATTACAGATACTGGTAATGCTATAACAATAGACGCTGCTGGTGGAGGAGGAGGAATGACTTCTTTTGATATAGCAGATAGTGCTGCTGGTAGTCAAACAATAGTAAATGGTGATAAAATAACTTTTGTTGGAGGCACTGGATTAACATCTTCTGTTACAGCAGTAAATACAGTTACTTTTGATTTAGACAACACAACGGTAGCAGCTGGTAGTTATACAAATGCTGATATTACAGTAAATGCTCAAGGGCAAATTACAGCAGCATCTAATGGTACTGGTGGTGGTGGTAGTACAGCTACTTACACAAGTGCTCAGAATGGAGCTAATGTGGATATGACTTATGCTCAAACAAGTCCTACTGTAACAGATGTTGTATCTCTTGTTGCTGGATCAAACATAACTTTAACTGATAATGGTGCTAACCAAATAACAGTTGCTTCAAGTGCTGGTGGTGGAACAATGAGTTCTTTTGAGGTACAAGCTGACGCTGGTGGTAACGAAACAATAGTAGATGGTGATAAACTACAATTCTTAGGAGGATCAGGGATATCAACTGCAATGAGTAATCCTGATATTGTTACTATTACTAATACTGGTGTATTAAGTATTATAGCTGGTGCTGGTATAAGTGTCAATCAAGCAGCTGGAAATGTAACTGTTACCGCTACTGGTGGTGGCGGTGGTGGTAGCAATATTATAAGAGCCTCAAGAGGATTTTATAGTCCAGAACTAAAAAGAACATCAGCTGGGTTAGATTGGTGGTTATATGAAAACCCAATGAATCCTACACAAGCTCTTCCAACAACTGGATTTACAGGTATGGATTTAATTGGATACAATATTGATGATCCACAATTAACAAATCCATCTAACGGAAGTAATATTATAAACGCTTCTGTATTTAGAGGAATGAATAATAATTGTCTTGGGCAAACATATAGACTTTGTAGTGGTAAAGTTACTGTTTCTCACACTATGAAAACTTTTGAAGTTTACTTATATAAAAAGAGAATTTGTCAAAACGAATTAGATGTACCAACCTGGTACTTTATTACAAGATGTTTCTTTGTGCAATCACCTGGAGGTTTAAATAATATGTTATGTTGTGAGCTTGACTTAACTGCAACTCCTTCTTCATATCTTGACGTACAAGCTGATGAAGCAATATTTATGTCGATACATTCTTCCGATGGTACTCTTGGTGGTATGAACGGAACTATAGATTTAGAATTTAACCCAGCACCATAATAATCAAATTAAAATAAAATGAAATGGACATTAGAAAAATATCAATTGGATCAGACTTTAAGTCTGGTGCAATGCACTATATAAAAGGACAAGAAGTTCTTGGTGGATCACACACAATACATCTTATACAAGCACAAAAAAGCTCATTTAGAATATGGGTGGAGAAGGATGAAAAGTTATTTGTTTGGAAAGAGTTTTTAACTACACTTCCAATAGCTGTTGAATATAATATAAACTTCTGATGAAATCTCCATACTGCTTTATCGTAACACCAGTTAACGATAGAAGGTATGATAATCAGAAAGAGATAGGCGAGGTTAACTTTATTACCAGTGTTTCTGAAGAAGATCATACATCATCTAATCGTTTTGCAATAGTTGTTGAAACACCTATTGGATATAATGGCCCTATCAAAAAGGGTGACATGCTTTTAGTACACCATAATGTTTTTAAATTTTATAATGACATGCAAGGTAGAAGAAAAAGCGGAAGAAGTTTTTTAAAAGAAAACTTATTCTTAGTAGATACCGAACAGTTTTACATGTATCATAACGGTACACAATGGAATGCATGGGGTAAGTATTGTTTTATAGAACCTATTGCATTAAAAGATTCGTATATATTTAAACCAGGTGGAGAAGAACCTTTATTTGGAAAAGTAAAATATATTAATCAAGAACTTTTAGATATGGGAGTCAAGGAAGGAGATGAGATATCTTACACTCCTGACAGTGATTATCCTTTCACGATAGATGGAGAAAAGCTATATCGAATGTATACTAATAATATAACAATGATTATATGATATATGCAATAGATGATTTTATTGATAAAGATTTATTTAAGATAGCTACTAACTATTTAAAAAAAGGAAAGTGGGTAACTCATAAAGCTGGAGATAAAAACTTCTATGTACAGGAATCCCCAAAATCATTTAATGAATATGTACTTAGTAAACTGTCTAACTTTGAAGGAAAAGAGTTATACAACATATTAAGTTTCTTTAGGATGTCTAATGATAATTTAGATACTAATTGGAGAATACATGCCGATGCTAAGATTAACGGGGAGCAGCCAGATAGAGCGGCTGTTATCTATATGTCACCAAGAGAATTAGAAGAACTTCATGGAACAGCTTTTTATGAACATGATATATATGGCAAAGAATTACCCATGGATATTAGTGATAAAGAATTTGATTTATTATTGCAAGAAGATTCTGAGATTCTTGAGAAATGGAGATTAACTTCTGTAGTTGGCTATGAGCAAAATAGAATTATATCATATCCATCTAATTACTTTCATAGTAAGTATCCTAATAAATCTTGGAAAGAAGGTAGAGAGGTGTATGTAATTTTTTATAAATTTAAATAATGGACACAAGAGAACTTAAACAAAATATTATAGATGCTGGTCAAAAGGCTGTAAAACAATTGATTAAAGTAGCAAAAGAAGATATTATTAAGTACGATAAAGATGATGAACTTGCAGCTGACAGATTAAAGAATGCCGCAGCTACAAAGAAACTTTGTATAATGGATGCTTTTGAAATACTAAAAAGAATAGAAGAAGAGAAAGCAATGTTAGATGGTAATTTTACCGAGAAAAAAAGTAATACATTAAAAGGATTTGCAGAGTCAAGATCAAAATAAATTATATACAAAACTAAATAAGTTTATTCCAAACTCAGTTATCGCAAGTAAAAACAGAGGGAGAAGTTGGCTGTATGGTTATAATGAAAAATATGATGTTGTTGTAATATCAAGAACAGGTCAAATAGAAAGTGTTATTGATATTAATGGATTAAAAATAGCATTACCTAAGCCACCAAAAAATGTATATAAAAGATCTAAAGATAAGCAAGAACAGTATTGGGAACCAGTACCTATATCTAAAGAACTAAATAGAGTTAAATCTATATTTCAATGGCACGAAACTCCAGATCAATTTAAATCACAGTGGGTTGACTATATAGAAGAGGAGTTTAATAGAAGAGAGCAAGGACACTGGTTTATGAATAATGGAGTACCAACATATATAACTGGCACACATTATATGTATTTACAATGGACAAAGATTGATGTAGGTAATCCAGATTTTAGAGAAGCTAATAGAGTATTTTATATTTTTTGGGAGGCCTGTAAAGCAGATAAAAGAAGTTTTGGAATGTGTTACTTAAAAATAAGACGTTCTGGATTTTCATTTATGAGTTCTTGTGAAGGAGTTAATCAGGCAACTATAACTAAAGATGCTCGTATAGGAATACTTTCTAAGTCTGGATCGGATGCAAAAAAAATGTTTACCGATAAGGTTGTCCCTATTTCTAATAACTATCCATTCTTTTTTAAACCTATTCAAGATGGTATGGATAAACCTAAAACAGAATTAGCCTATAGAGTCCCAGCTTCTAAAATTACTAAAAAGAATATGCACACCTTGGCTGATGAAGAGCTTGAAGGATTAGATACAACTATAGACTGGAAGAATACAGGTGACAATAGTTATGATGGTGAAAAGTTACAACTACTACTACACGATGAAAGTGGTAAATGGGAAAGGCCTGATAATATATTGAATAACTGGAGAGTAACTAAAACATGTTTAAGATTAGGTAGTAAAATTATTGGTAAGTGCATGATGGGTTCTACATCTAACGCATTAGATAAAGGTGGTAGTAATTTTAAATCTTTATATGAAGATTCTATGCCTAATAAAAGAAATGCTAACGGGCAAACTAAAAGCGGACTGTATTGTCTTTTTATTCCTATGGAATGGAACTTTGAAGGATACATAGATAAGTATGGTATGCCAGTATTGCATACTCCAAAAAACCCAAGAGTTGGGATTGACGGTGAATTAATTTCTATAGGAGCAATTAATTATTGGCAGAATGAAGTTGATTCATTATCTCAAGATGCTGATGCTTTAAATGAATTTTATAGACAGTTTCCAAGAACAGAGTCTCATGCTTTTAGAGACGAGAGTAAACAATCTTTATTTAATTTAACAAAGATATATCAGCAAATAGATTATAATGATTCTTTAATAATGTCTCATCATGCTACCAGAGGTTCGTTTCACTGGGAGAATGGTGTAAAAGATACTAAGGTTATTTGGACTCCTAATAAAAATGGTAGGTTCTTAACAACTTGGTTACCAGCAAAACATTTACAAAATAGACAAATTACTGAAAGAGGAATCAAAAAACCTGGTAACGAACATATGGGTTCTTTTGGTTGTGACTCTTATGATATATCAGGAGTTGTTGTTGGTAAAGGATCTAATGGAGCTTTGCATGGATTAACTAAATTTAATATGGAAGAATCTCCAAGTAACCATTTCTTTTTAGAATATATAGCACGACCTCAGACAGCAGAAATATTTTTTGAAGAAGTTTTAATGGCTTGTATATTTTATGGTATGCCAATACTATGTGAAAATAATAAACCAAGATTATTATACCATTTTAAAAACAGAGGATATAGAGGTTATTCACTAAACAGACCAGATAAAGTATACAGTAAATTATCTAAAACAGAAAGAGAGTTAGGAGGTATACCTAATAGTTCAGAAGACGTAAAACAATCACATGCTTCAGCTATAGAATCTTATATAGAAAAGTATGTGGGTATAGATTTTCAAGGGGATTATAGAGATGCTGGAGATATGGGAAGTATGTATTTCGGAAGAACATTAGAAGATTGGGCAAAGTTTGATATTAGTAATAGAACTAAGTTTGATGCGGCTATAAGTTCTGGATTAGCTATAATGGCTAACCAAAAGCACTTATACACACCATCTAAACAAAAATCAAAAATAAGTATTAACTTTGCGAGATATAACAATAAGAGTACTCAAAGTAAAATAATTACATGAAAGCAGTCCAAATAGATATACAGTCTGCTGCGTTTCCTGATCAATTTGTAAACGACAAAACTAAAGCAACAAAAGAGTTTGGTTTACAAGTTGGTCAAGCAATACAATATGAGTGGTTTAGAAAAGATGGCATGAGTTGTAGATTCTACAATCAGTGGGCAGAATTTAATAGACTAAGATTGTATGCGAGAGGAGAGCAGTCAATAGCAAAATACAAAAATGAATTAGCGGTAGACGGAGATTTGTCATACCTAAATTTAGATTGGACTCCAATTCCTATCATTCCAAAGTTTGTTGACATTGTTGTTAACGGAATGTCAGATAGACTATTCAAAGTAAACTGTGTTGCTTCAGATGCTATGTCTGCTGAGAAAAGAAATCAATTCCAGAAAATGGTTGAGATTAATGTGGCTGCTCAAGATTTATTTCATCAAGTAGAAAAAGACTTTGATATGGAAGTGTTTCAGGTTGATCCTAAAACATTACCTCAAAGTGATACAGAGATGGAATTGTATATGCAACTAAATTATAAACCAGCAATTGAAATAGCAAACGAAATAGCTATTGATACAATGCTACAAGAAAACCATTATAATGATACTCGTAAAAGAGTTGATATGGATATTACTACTCTTGGTGTTGGTATGACTAAGCATATGTTTCAACAAGGAGATGGAATAAGAGTTGAGTATGTTGATCCAGCAAATGTTGTTTATAGTTATACAGAAGATCCTTACTTTAAAGATTGTTTCTATTGGGGTGAAATTAAAACTGTTCCTATTACTGAGGTTATAAAAATTAATCCTGACCTAACAGAAGAAGACTTAGAAGAAATATCTAAATACAGTCAATCGTGGTATGACTATTATAATGTAGCAGCCATGTATGAAAATAGTATGTTTGCCAGAGACACTTGTACTTTATTATTTTTTAATTATAAAACTACAAATAGTTTTGTGTACAAGAAAAAGAAAATGGCTGAAGGTACATTCAAGACTGTAGAAAAAGATGATGAGTTTAATCCTCCACAGGAAATGATGGATGAAGGGAACTTTGAAAGAGTAGAAAAAAGAATAGATGTATGGTATGATGGTGTAATGGTAATGGGTAGTAACTTATTGATAAAGTGGGAAATGATGGAGAACATGGTTCGTCCTAATTCTGCTAATCAGTATGCTATGCCAAACTATGTAGCATGTGCACCAAGATTATATAAAGGAGCTTTAGATTCTTTAGTAAGAAGAATGATTCCTTTTGCTGATTTAATTCAAATGACACACTTAAAGATACAGCAAGTTGTTTCTAAGGTTGTTCCAGATGGTGTGTTTATAGATGCGGATGGATTAAGTGAAGTGGATTTAGGAACAGGAAATGCATATGATCCGTCAGATGCTTTACGATTATACTTCCAAACTGGTAGTGTAGTTGGTAGAAGTTATACTCAAGATGGTGAGTTTAATAATGCTAAAGTTCCTATTACTCAACTTAATTCTAATAGTGGTGGAAGTAAAATGCAAATGCTTATTGGAAATTATAATCATTATTTAAATATGATTAGACAGGTAACTGGATTAAATGAAGCAAGAGATGCCTCAATGCCAGATCCTAATTCTTTAGTAGGTGTACAAAAGTTAGCAGCATTAAATTCTAATGTTGCTACAAGACATATTATGCAAGGTAGCTTGTACATTACAAGAACCTTAGCTGAATGTTTATCTATTAGAACTGCTGATATTTTAGAGTACGCAGATTTTAAAGATGAGTTTGCAATGCAAATTGGTAAATATAATTTAGGTATTATAGAAGAGATTAAAAATCTTTATCTATATGACTTTGGTATATATATTGAAATGTCACCAGATGAAGAAGAAAAAGCACAACTTGAACAAAATATTCAAATGGCTTTACAGAAAGGTGGTATTGATTTAGAAGATGCTATTGATATTAGAACTCTTAATAATCTAAAAATGGCTAACCAGCTTTTAAAAGTTAAGAGAAAACAAAAACAAACTGAAGTTCAACAACAAGAGCAACAGAAACAAGCTATGCAAGGTCAGCAGCAACAGGCTCTTCAGCAACAAGCTGCTCAAGCTAAGATGCAACAAACTCAAGCTGAATTACAAGCTAAGATTCAAATTAAACAAGCGGAGATTGCTTTTGAAATAGAGAAGCAAACTAATGAAGCTGAGTTGAAAAGAAGATTAATGGATGTTGAATTTAACTATAACATGCAACTTAGGGGAATGGAGCAAAGTCAGATAGATGCAAGAGAAACTCAGAAGGAGGATGCTAAAGCAGCTCGTATAAGTATGGGTAATACTCAGCAGTCTAAAATGATCACCCAGAGAAAAAACAATGGTGCTCCTATAAACTTTGAATCTAACGAAGATAGTTTAGATGGGTTTGACTTGGCAGAATTTGAACCAAGGTAAGACCTTAAATAAACATTAAATAATATATTAACTTTGTACAAATTAAATTAAATAAAATGGAAGAAAACAAAAACGAAACACCTGAACAACCAAAGTTCACTGTTAAAGAAGTAACAGGAGAAGAAAAATCTCGTGCTGAAGTAGAAGAACAATTACTTGCTAAGCATGAAGAAAAGTTTACGGATAGTAAACCTAAAGAAGAAGAGGTTGAAAAAGTTGAGAAAGTAAAAGAAGAAACTCCCGCATCAGAGATAAATGATGCAGACGTTCTTAAATATATTAAAAATAGATACGATAAAGATATAGATTCTGTAGAAGGATTGTTTGATCAAAAAAATTCAAACGAAGATTTACCAGAAGATGTGTCAGCGTATTTTAAGTATAAAAAGGAAACTGGTCGTGGTATTGAAGACTTTGTTAAACTACAAAGAAACTATGATGACATGGATGGTGACCAAGTGCTAAGAGCTTATTACAATTCTACCGAAGAAGGTTTGGATAGTGATGACATTACTGATATTATGGATGATAAGTTTTCATTTGATGAAGATTTAGATGATCCAAAAGATATTAAGAAAAAGCAATTAGCTAAAAAAAGAGAACTTGTTAAAGCTAAAAAGTTTCTTAACGAACAGCGAGATAAATATAAAGCTCCTCTTGAGTCAAGTGGGGGTGGGTTATCAAGCGAAGACAAAGAGAAATTTGATAGTTATAAAAGTTATATAGAGGAATCTACTAATGCTCAAGAGGCACAGCAGAGAAGGTATGATTATTTCTTAGATAAAACCGCTGAGGTTTTTAACGATGAGTTCAAAGGTTTTGAGTTCAGTATCGGAGAGAAACAATTTACATTCAAACCTGGAGACAGTGGTGAACTAAAGAGTAAGCAATCAGATGTTAATAATTTCACGAAGAAATTCATGGATGAAAAGACAGGAATGATTTCAGACGCTAAAGGATACCACAAGGCTATGTCCGTTGCTATGAACTTAGATAAGTTTGCGGAGTTCTTTTACAATCAAGGTGTAACCTCGGCTGTAGATGAAGTAAGTAAAAAATCTAAGAACATTAATATGGAGATGAGGAAGACACCAACCAGCTTAAGTAAAGATGGATTAAAAATCAGAGCTGTAGGTGACACGAGTAGTGGAAGAGGACTCAAAATTAGAAGTATTAAAAAAAGTTAATAATTTAAAAATTAAAAAAAAATGCCAATATTAGCAAACCCAGGATTTGATCTACAACCTTCTTCGGAAAGGGTAGCACTTCCTTCGAACTATATTACTAATTTCGATTTTCTTAATCAGTATCTTCCAGATACATACGAGAAAGAATTTGAGAGATATGGTAATAGAACAGTAGCTTCATTCTTAAGAATGGTAGGTGCTGAAATGCCTTCAAACTCTGACATGATTAAATGGGCAGAGCAAGGTAGACTACACACAAAATACACACAAGTAACAGTAGCTGCGGCTGGTGGTACTGCTGGTGTATTCACAGTAAATGATCCCCTTAATCCAGTAGGTTCTAACATCGCTGTTAGAGTTGGACAAACGGTATTTATTTCTGACAACACTGCGGGATCTGCACTTAGCAATAAAGCTGTAGTGACTGCTGTAACTGCAAATACATTCACTGCATCTTACTATGAGATTATTGGTGTTGTTCCAGCTGCAACAAACTTAACTGTAATGATTTACGGTTCTGAATTTGCAAAAGGAACTCCAGGAATGGTAGACTCATTAGAAGCAAACGATGTATTCTTTGACAACAAACCAATTATCATTAAGGATACTTACGAGGTAAGTGGTTCTGACATGGCTCAAATTGGTTGGGTTGAAATTTCTACTGAAAATGGTGGATCAGGATACCTATGGTACTTGAAGTCTGAGCACGAAACAAGATTGAGATTTGAAGACTATCTTGAAACTGCAATGATTGAGGCTGTTCCAGCTGCTCCAGGTTCTGGTGCTGAAGCTGCACTTTCTACATCTGCTCCAGCTGCTGGTACAATCAACGCTGGTTCTGAAGGTGTATTCTTTGTTGTAGGAAACAGAGGTAATGTATGGGGTGGTGGTAACCCAACAACACTTGCTGGATTCGATACAGTTATTCAGAGATTAGACAAGCAAGGTTCTATTGAAGAGAATGTTCTTTTCGTAGACCGTCAGTTCTCATTTGATATTGACGATATGTTAGCTGCTCAAAACTCTTATGGAGCGGGTGGTACTTCATATGGTTTATTTGACAATGATGAAGACATGGCTTTAAATCTTGGATTTACTGGATTCAGAAGAGGTTATGACTTCTACAAGTCTGACTGGAAATATCTAAACGATGCTTCAATGAGAGGTGATATCGTAGGTGGTGGAATTAGCGGACTATTAGTTCCAGCTGGATCTACATCTGTATATGACCAAATCTTAGGAAAGAACGCTAAGCGTCCATTCTTACACGTTAGATATAGAGCTTCAGAAGCTGAAGACAGACGTTACAAAACTTGGATTACTGGTTCTGCTGGTGGTGCAAGAACATCTGATCTTGATGCAATGCAAGTAAACTTCTTGAGTGAGAGAGCTTGTTGTACTTTAGGTGCAAACAACTTCTTCTTATTCCAAGACTAAGTAAGTAAGTAATTAGGGGAGGATTAACCTCCTCCCCTTTTTTTTTAATCTAATTAAATTATAAATAAAATGTCAAAAACAAAAAAATTCGTAGCTAAAAGCTATAAGCTAAAGTCTAACAATACACCGTTAGCATACATGTTATCTTCTCATCATTCTAAGAGAAGTACTCTTCTACATTTCGATGAAGAGACTGGAACCAATAGACCTCTTCGTTATGCAAGAAACCAAAAGTCTCCTTTCGAGGATGAACAAGATGGTAATGCAATTATGGAACCAATTATATTTGAAGATGGATTTCTACATGTTCCTAAAAATAACCAAGTACTACAACAATTTCTTACTTATCATCCAGCAAACGGTCAGGTCTTTGAAGAGATTAATGATCAGAAGGATGCGGCTGAAGATTTAGAAATGGAGAACATTGCTTTAGATGCACAAATTGCAGCAAGATCTTTAGATTTAGATAAACTTGTTCAGGTTGGTAGAGTTCTTTTAGGTGGTGATGTTGATACATTAAGTACAGCAGAACTAAAAAGAGATATCTTAGTATACTCAAGAAACTATCCTAATGATTTTATGGAGGTAATTAATGATCCAACATTACAAGTACAAGAAGATGTTGTATTGTTTTTCCAAAACCAATTGATTACTTTAAGAAATAATGGTAAGGATGTATACTTTAATCTAAAAGATAATAAGAAAAAACTAACCGCAGTACCTTATGGAGAGGACGCAGAATATATTCTTGCTGATTATTTCCAAAGTGACGATGGCTTAGAAATCTATAAGTACTTGAAAAAGATACTAAAGAAAAAATAGTAATAAAGAACACTCCAATTGGGGTGTTTTTTTTTGATTATCTTTGTCCTTTATTAACCCATTAAAACTTTTTATAAAATGGAAAAATTCTTATCTATCCCAGTGACAGGATCTGGGGACATTCTTTTGAATGTCAATGACGTTATTTCAGTTACAGCTCTTGTTACTGGAACAACAACAACTATTACTTATTTAAATGGTAATACTGCAACAATTACTGCGGCTGCTCAAGTCAACTTCAGTATGAGAAAAGCAATTCAAGATGCAATAGTGGCAGCACTATCAACTTCTTGGACTCGTGTAACTTACTCTGTGATTACTCCACAAGCAGTATCTGGAATCGTAATTGCCTAATGGGTAAGTTCATTAGTGTGCCAATCCCGATGTATGATTTTGTATCGGACATGGCTAACCCTTTAGTAGCTGGTGCAGCAAGTGCTTCGGTTCCTGGTAAGTTATCTTACGGGACAGGAGGATTCGCAAGTGCGGTTTCTGTTGGGGATATAGTTTTAGACACAGATGTTTGGGTTACTTCAGTAGTAACTAAAGTAGATAGTGATACACTACTTACAATTGCTGGTGCTGGTAACGTAACATTAGAAGTAACAGGTGCTAACTTCAAAATATGGAGTCCAGCAGATGCTTACAGTCTAACGTATGCAAGTGGATTATTTTTGTCTAATGTTAGAGCTGGTGACTTTGTATTAAATGAAGACACTGGTTTACATGCAAAAGTTGTATCAGTAGTAAGCGATACAGAAGTAATGATCGATAATCTTATTTTTGATGATAACGGTACAGATAAAGCTGTTATGATTTCACAAAATGGATTTGGTTGTATTTTAGTAAACCTAAAAGACATCATGATGCCTATACCTACTGCTGGTGGTGGTGGAACTACACCTCTATCTATAGAGTATAAAGAAAGCGTTAATGCTAAAACATTAAACTTTACAATTAATGAAGCTCAGATTGATTACTGTTATTCTAATGCGTTTTTAGATTTGGCTATTAAAACTATGGAGTCTGAATGGACTCATGTAGTAAATGAAATGCCATTGATAAATTCTCCATTAAAAAAAGCGGGAGGAATTTCTCCTGTACTTTATTGTGAGAATATTGTATTAGCATAAGTTAGTTTACATTATATTAAGAGAGGTCTGCTAAAAAAAGTAGACCTCTTTTTTTTTGTTATCTTTGTAGAAATGTTTATATAATATGGCGGCATCAATAAATGAAGTACGAAACACTGTATTAGCTATAGCGAATAAAAATAATTACGGATATATATCCCCACAAGATTTTAACCTATATGCTAAACAGGCTCAGATGGATATGTTTGAAGATTATTTCTACCAGTACAACAACTGGATTAATAAAGAAAACAATCGTCAATCTGGAACAGGATATGCTAATATCGTAAAAGGTTTAGTAGAGGTTATAGATAGTTTTTCTACTCAAGTTTTTTTAGCTCAGAGTAATGCTAATGTATTTACTCTGCCTAATGATTATTACTTAATTAATAAATTATTTTATTATTCAGTTCCTTTATTTACAGGAGTATCAGCTGGGCCAGGTGTAAATCAATTAATTGATCCATTAGCTGTAGGTTGGACTACAATACCAGCTTCAGCACCAACACCAAATATTGGTACTATAATTGTTAATACAAGCACCTTTAATCAAGCATATGTTACTGGAGTAGTAAACTCTACAACAATTAATTTAAGTGCAGATATATTTCCAAACATTGGAGATAGCTATGTTATATATTCTAATACTAATACAAGAGAGGTTGAAAGAGTAAGTCAAAACAAAATATTCTATTTAACTAATTCTATGTTAACTAATCCTACAAAAACATATCCAGCTTATGTTTTGGATGCAAATAGTGTAACGGTATATCCTACTACTATTATGAATCCTGGAGATATACAAGCTCAGTATGTGAGGTATCCATTAGATCCTAAATGGACTTACTTAAGTTTAGTCGGTGGTGAACCTTTATTTGATCAAACTCAACCTGATTTTCAAGAGTTTGAATTACCAGATTCTGATGAGCCAACATTGATAGCTAAGATATGTCAATACATAGGTATAGAGATTAGAGAAGAAATGGTATATGGATTTGGAAATTCATTAGAGACAATAGAAACCCAAGAAAGTAGTTAATTATGAGTTATATAACAGATTATCAATATTACGAAAACAGTGGAATAATACCTACTGACGAGAACTGGGGATCATACCAATATGTTTCTTTAGAAGATATAGTTAATAATTTCATGATGATGTATCAAGGAAATCATGAGTTAGTTAATAATATAAATCGTTATCAAGTTTTATTCCACGCTAAGCGTGGTATACAAGAGTTGCATTATGATGCAATGAAAGAAATAAAAATATTAGAACTTAAAGTTTGTGATACATTAAGATTTGTTTTACCTCCTGATTATGTTAACTGGGTTAGGGTAAACCTTATGAAAGGTGGTATGTTATTTCCTTTAACAGAAAACATACAAACAAACTGGAGTGGAGCTTATTTACAAGATCATGACTGTAGAATATTATTTGATATAGATGGTAATGTATTGAAACCAGCTGATTCTTTCTTTGATATACAAAGATTAGATGGTACTCAAAAAAACATGTATCCAGGTACAGGCCCTTATGCTGGTCAGATGGGTTGGTGTGTAAATGGACAGTGGTGTTTTGATTATCAGATTGGAGGAAAGTTTGGTTTGAATACGGAGACCGCAAACATAAACCCAACATTCAGTATTAATAAACAAGATGGTCTAATTACTTTTAACTCACAGATGGCTGGAGAGTTTGTGGTATTAGAGTATGTTTCAGATGGATTAGAAAACGGGAATGATTCTCGTGTACAGGTTAACAAATTATTTGAAGAATTTATCTATGCATATATTAGATATTCTATTTTGAATGGTAAGTTAGGGGTTCAAGAATATGTAGTAAATCGAGCAAGAAAAGATAAATCTTCTTTGCTTAGAAATGCTAAATTAAGATTAAGTAACATACACCCTGGCCGACTCTTACAAAACTTAAGAGGTCAGGATAAATGGATAAAATAGTATGGCAGATATTAGATCAAATTTTATAGCTGGTAAAATGAATAAGAGTGTGGATGAGCGTTTAGTTCCTCCAGGCGAATATGTTGATGCTCTTAATGTACGTTTAGGTTCTACTGAAACAACTGAGATTGGAGCTGTAGAAAATTCTAAGGGGAATACTCGTCTTTCATTTTTATCTTACAATGGAAGTCCGTTATCAGAACCAGCTGATCCAGCACCACCTACTACATTTTGTATTGGTTCTTTTGAAGATGGAATGAATGAAACTATATATTGGTTTATTCATGACTCTAACAATCCATTATCTACCACAGGTAAGGTTGATATGATTGTTTCTTTTAATACTAATAACAATACCACTACATATCATGTTGTTTCTGTAGATGATGGTGGAGGTGTTAATACAACATTAAATTTTGATCCTAAGTTTTTAGTAACAGGTGTAAATAAAATAGAAGACTTATTGTTTTTTACTGATGACAAAAATGCACCTCGAACTATAAATGTAAAAAGAAATTACGATGATCCTGTTGCTGGAGTAGACGGGATTGTAGAAGAAGATATAAGTGTTATTGTTAAGCCCCCTGGATTTGAGACTCCAGCGGGTGGTAATATTCCTTTACCAGTTCCAACTGTACAGCCTGAAATGTTTCCAGGAGATGAAAATTATATGGAAACAAGATTTTTATCTTTTGCATATAGATATAGGTATACTGATGGTGGTTATAGTGCTACGTCTTTATTTACTAATGCGGTGTTTGAACCTGGCCCTTTTAGATTTGACTTGACTACTTTCAATAATGGAGGTATGGTAAATAAATATAATGGTGCTACTATTGGTTTTTCTACAGGATCTAAAAGAGTTGTTCAAGTTGATTTGCTTTATAAAGAATCTACATCTAATACTATATATGTAATAGAAAGATATAATAAAGCAGATTTAGGTTGGTCAGATAATATACAGCAAACCATAGTTTTTACTAATAGTAAAATATTTACAGTATTAGGATCGGATGAATTATTAAGGCAATATGATAATGTTCCTCGAACTGCAAAGGCACAAACCATTCAGGGTAATAGACTTATATATGGAAACTATGTTGATGGATATGATATAGTAAATCAAAACGGTCAAAAGATACCAATTAGTTACAGGACAGATCATGAAGTACAAGAAGTAGGCGGTGTAGCATTAGACACTCCAGTTGCTTCTAACGGAATAGCTTATGCAATAGGTCAACCAGGTGGTGGTAGTGTTCTTGACTCTTTAATTACGTTTGATTTAAGTGCATTAACTTTCCCTATTCAACCTGGTCTTACTCTTAATTTTGATATTTCATTACAGTCAGCACCCTCAACAGGAGCAATGGTAAATCCACAGAGTAATGGTGGTGTTGATGTAGATACATCTTTTCAACAGACAAGTCCATTTAGTGTAACCTGGAGCTTTACAGCTAACCAGATTTACAACACAATGAATGACTTAGTAAACTCTACAGAGTTTCAGAATCCAATTGGTACTACAGCTATTGGAAACTATCAACCATTAGTACCTACAAATCTTTCTGGTCAAGGAGGTACTGTTACTGATAAGTTTAATAATTATATGATAGCACCACCAGCTACCAGTCTGGACATAGTGAATAGTGCAATAGACTCTGGTGCGTGTGCCGCTATTGGGCCACCAGCTACCAGTGTTTGTATACAGCAAGGTTTTAGATATACTCCAACAGCAATAGGGTTTTCTATTCAAGCACCAGCTATAACTTTTTATTCAGAGTCAGCACCTGGTGTAGATGTTTCTATACAATATGAATTTTTTAGCTTTATAGATTTTTCAAGTACTGCTGGATATTTATTAGTATCAAACACTTTGAGCTTACATAGTAATAGAGATTATGAAACTGCAATTGTTTATATGGATGATTATGGTAGAGCATCTACTGCGTTAGTTGCTAATGATAATACTATTTTTGTTCCACCATCTGCTTCTCCAGATAAAAACACTATAAGAGTTACATTAAGTAACTTACCTCCATACTGGGCAACTAAATATAAATTTGTTGTTAAGCCAAGTGAAGGACTTTATCAAACATTATATTCAAGTCAGTATTATGAAGATCCTGAAGATGCTTCTGTTTTCTGGTTTAAACTTGAAGGAGATAATACTAACATAGCACAAACTGGGATGAACCTAATTATCAAGATGGATACATTAGGCCCTATTAACCAAGAAGAGATATGTAAGATATTAGAGATAAAAGCATATGGTGCTGGTGATTTATTAAATCCAGGAAGTTTAGCTGGATTATATATGTCTATAAAACCAGGTGGCTTTAACACAGAGATAGGTGACGATGCCAATATCAACTACGGTAATAAATCATCCAAATCTAACAGCACAAGTTGTAATCTTTCTAATAGTTATTCATTAAACTTTCCATCATCCTCAACAAATACTGGCCCTTATGATTTACCAGCTGGTTCTACAATACGAGTAGTTATTAATAACTGGAGAGGTCAAAAAGGAAATAACTGTACAGACAAAC